GCAGTCCAGTTGTCCTTGTTACCAAGAACACTATTGGTTGGGTTATCAGCAGCATTACCCCACTTAGTACCCATAACGTGATACGCAGTGTGATAGTCAACAGAAAGTACGTCTTGCTTCGAGAGCACGTTTCTATCTGCTTCAATTCTGAGGTCTTGCTGAACACCTTCCATGATTGTTCCAGACTTAACCAAGTAGCAGTAGTACTCCTTGATATGACCAGAAGTTCCAGGTTGAACAGCGTTAACCTGAGAATCCATGATGACGTTCATGCCAGCAAATGTACCGATGCTCTTAGCATCAACGCCAGCGCCACCGCCACCCCAAGTCACAGCTCCACCAGAAGTTAGTGAAGAAGTTGAGAAGGTTAATAGTCCTACCTGATAAAGATAGAAACCGACATTTGGGTGAACGATAAGAGTATCTAGCTCATCACCACGCTCTCCAAGTAAAGCTCTAGCTGTTGCTACGTTTGAAGCAGTCAGATAGTTAGCTTCAGCAGCACCAGAACTAGCAGCTTTAGCTAGGTCAGAAGCATTAGAACTAAGAGCTGTACCAAATAAACCATGTAATTGATAGAACAATCTTTGGCTATTTAGTTTGTTGATTGCATCTGCAAGTTGATTGCGGATTGCGTTCATTGGATCTTCACCAGCAGCCAATGTCGCAATGTCGTCCACAGCGTATGCAAAACCTCTGTGGATTATTGTTGCAATTTGGGTTGCTGTACCAATTTTCTGAGGTGTTAAGTAACCAGCACTTGAGGTTCCCCAAGTAGCGGTTCCGTTCATTACCTCTTCTGTTGGTGCAACAGGGTTAAACTCAGGAACTTGGATGCGTGTACCGCCTTCTCTTGAATCAAGGAAGCTGTTTCTTACAACTGCTCCACTTTTTACAAAAAGACTGCGTTCTTTAATTGCCTCTTGCACGTAGCGAGACAAATTATTTCTTTTTACGATGTCCGCAAGAAGGACACCGCCAGAGTAATTCTGAAACGGGGCTGCCATTTCTAATTAGGAGGAATCTTTAACGAGGTCCAAGTCACAGACTCGGTTGTCAACTCACAGAGCTAACTATGTGGAAGCTCCTGCCTCTTTCTTGAGCACAGCAGCAAGATCAGGCTCGGAACTTTCAAGGATCATTTGCCTTGTTAGGTTAATACTACCTTCTTTCCACGGATTAAGCATACCTGGAGAGACATTTGATGTGGGAGTTGGTTTAGCACCCATACCAGCAGCAGAGCTAGGTTTGAAGTGGTGTTCCCATCCACTACCAGGATTTTTTAGGTTCCCTATGTAAGTTCCTAAGTCTTGTTCAACACCTCCATTAAGTACAACAACATCACCGCTATCGTTCTTTTTCAATTTATCTTGGAGAAGAGATAGCATTTGCTCTGCATTTACAGCACCAGAATTACTAATAGCTGAAAGTGCCGAAGTCTTAATGTTTGCAGTCTCATTAGAACTTTTTAAGTTCTTTAATTCTTCATTTAAAGTATTTATTTGTAAGTCTTTTTCTTGGGCGGTTTTGTTGGCTTCTTCCCATAGGTCTTTCCACTGCCCTTGGTCTTCGAGTGACTTTTTCCTTTTGTCATCTGCTTTTTTGTAAACATCATCAAGTTTAGTCTTGATGCCTTGAAATTTTTCGCCTTCTTCAGCGATTTTTGCTTCTAATGCAGAGATTTTGCTCTCGTACTCAGCCTTAACACTGTCAAGGTTGGGTGCTTGAGGGATTGTAGTCTCAGCCACGGGCTGTTCAGCAGGAGTCACAGACTCAGGCTGTATGACTTTTTCTTCCATAATTAAGCGTCAGTTTTTGCTTTAGGGGTAGTAGTTTTTGCTTTTGGTGCTGCTTCAGGCACAGGTGTTGTTTTAGTTTCTGGGGTTGTGATTACTTTTCCAGCATCCAAGTCAGTGGCTCGGACACTTGAAACAGGAACCCATTTTCCATCAACTAGCTCTACAGAAGGCATAGTAATAAGGCTATTCTCTATTATTGTAGTGTATTAATCCGCTTCAGTCTCGTTTGCGTTAGGTAGTACTTCACCTTGAACCAATATGTCTCTAAATTCTTCTCTATCTATAACTTGTTGATCAAATAGTGAAGTTAAAGCTGTTATATCTTGTCCAATTAGCCTCTCAATATCAAAATCACGACTAATTTTTACTTCTGGTGGCTCTAAACCTAAATAATCAGCCGATAAATTAAACGCTTTTTGCACTTTTTGTTCTAAATCCAAAGAAACCATCGAAAGCATTGAATTTGTATCTACACGATCCAGCCGTCTTGCATCTGCTGATTCTGCAACAAATTTCTGCTGAGAGAGTGTGCTTATTCCTAAGGTTGCCATTTGGGACTGTAATTCTTGTATTTCTGCTGCTTGAGCTTCAAATGCACTAGCGGCTGGCTCTACATAATAGATTTTGTTGCCTGGTTGGGTTGCCATTGCATAATTGACACTGATTGCTGTGTCTTTTGTCTGATCATCCCACCCTTCCATTACCAATAAAGGCTGTGAAGCAACGTGCAAACTATGGATTAAATCAGCTTGACGTTGAAAATGAGCCAAATTTAAGTACGCAATATCTAATAACGGTGGTTTACTTGTCATCGTGTCTGTTTTTCCTGCATAAACAGTTACTAACGGTATTTCACCTAACGAAAACTCACCTGATTCGACCAATTCATAATCTTTTTCATTAGCAGGAGAGTCAAAATTACCCGCAAAACTTTCATCTTGCGTGTACATATCTTTTGTTGTCTCTTTTTTCCTGAAAATCTTGTATTGACCTGGCTCAATCACTCTAATTTGATCAAAAACTTTCTCTCCAAAGTCTCCTTCAGGAACAACAGCCTGTTCTGCAATTCTTACTTGTATCAATTTTCCATAATTAACCTCTCTATCTAGCCTCCAACCATAGACATTTGCTGGATCGACTTCAATCCAATATGGCCTACGGTTTTGGTTTCTTTCTTCTGCAAGACTTCTTGCTCCTGTAGGGGCAGGAAAATCTACAAGAGTATTGCTATGGCCATAAGTTAGAGCACAAATTAATAATCTTCTTGCATATTCGTCTAAATCCGATCCACAACCATCAACATCCTTTACAAAAACATCAGTCCAATAGGGATCACCAATAACGGTTATTGGTTTACGAAGAATCAAGCCTGTCGCAGCTCTAACTAATCTTTGTGTGTAAGGAGAAAATACAGCACGATTAACTCTTGATAAGTATGCGTCGTAATCTTCTCTTGGTTCTAAGGGTAAAAACGCTTCAGAGTTATCTCGTAAATATTCGGTTCCATAAGTAACGGCTTTCATTATTTCCCACGATTTTGTCATATCTAAAACAGCTCGTGTCTTAGAAAATGGATTATCACCCCCACCTAAATAGGTTTGGCTAACAACATTAGTACGAATTGCCCCTGGGACTGAGTATGTCATCTAACTTTTAAGGCTCTCAACATTGCATACAGTCTAAACGGTCTTTCCTCGTTTACTTTTTCTTTGTAGAACTCTTTTTCTTAGTTGTAGACTTTTTGCCTTTTCTTACTTTGGCTAGGTAGCCCTCGCATCTTTTCGTTCCAGCAGATTTTTTCATTGTTTTTAATAGATTCTATACCCAGTTTGACCTAAAGTTTCGGGTTTCGCTAAGTTAAATTGTTGGAGACATAAATAGCCGAAAGCGTCGAAAGCGTGATCAACACCAAGATTTTTATTCGGTAGTCCTGTGTTCGGAGCATAAGTCAAAGTTCGTAAAGATTTAATGAGTTGTTTGCATCGAGGGTGGATATAAGTCCTTCTTATACCTGATGCGTCGTATAGGGCGGTATTGACTGCGGTTATTTTGTCTCGGATTTTCCACGGGGCTTTTGGAGAGGAGACGTTGAAACCGCTTCTTCGGAGGATGCTGTGGTCTGTTGCTCCAACTCCTGCTGTTTTTCTGGCTCCTCCAGTTGGGTCGGGGCAAGCAACTATTCTACGGTCTACGCCGTATCTGCGGATTACTTCTTCTGCGAAATCCCAGGTTGTTGCGCCTCCAGTCATAATTATTTCGTCAAAAACGTAGAGTTTGTCTTCGTCTTTTACGGCACAGATTCCTGACATTGGGTCTACGTTGAAATCGACTCCTAGAAGGATGGGCATTATGGATATGTCCTTGGCTTTTGTGGAGATATTTTCATCGGAGAATGAGACTGCGACGAGACCCGTGAGATTCTCGAAGCTGGCCTCAAATTCTTGGCGAAATGTGCGGGTGTCTAGTTGAGCACGGGCAGCTTGGACTTCTTCTGCTGGTACGTTTCCCCCTTCTATTGTAGTAAAACTCCAGCGATTCCACTCGCCTGTTGCGTCATCTGGGACGTAGCACCATAGGTCGTAAAACCAACTTGCTGTGCCGTCGGGTGTGGAAATGAATAATGCCCAACCTTGTTTGTCGGCTAGGGCGGGTCGGATTACTTGGAACCAGACCTCGGAATCCATGAAGGCGGCCTCGTCTAGAACTACACCTGCGAGGCTTCGGCCACGGAGAGCCATTGCGTTTTCAGTTCCCTTTAGCTCGATTGTGGAATCGTTGATGAGTTCTATTTTTAGGTCGGTTTCGTTCTTGGATTTGACCCATTCTTTTGGGACTAGCTTTTTTATTTCTTTCCAGGCGATGTCTTTTGCCATGCGGTAGGTCGGGGCACAGTAAAAGTAAGTTTCTCCTGGTCTGGCTATTGCTGCTTTTAGGAGTTCGATGCAGGAGAGATAAGATTTCCCGAAGCGGCGGCCAGCAACTAGAACTCTGAATCGCTTTTGATTGTTAAAAACCTCGCCTTGTGCCCAACGTAAAGATAGTGGTTGTGTTTTTACTGCCATGTACTACATATTAGTCATCTTTTGTACCCTTCCCCCTGTGTTTATCGACTATTTATCATTTTGGAGGTTAGTATCGTTTTAGTTGTATGTGTTTCTGCCCGTGGCTGAAGCTATTTTAGGAAGCGTCGGTGATGCTTTCGTTCCAGATGATTCAGGGATTGTTAAGAAGAAGAAAAATCCTGGGAGGTCTGCGGCGTTGGTTGTGAAGGCTAGGCAGCACAGGCTTTATAAGAGGCAGTTGGAGGGTTTGACTGTGAGGCAGTTGGTTTTGGATCATGCTGCGAAGGAGGGAGTTTGTGAACAGACTGCTTGGTTTGAT